GTTGCAATTTTCTTTCCATCCAGAAAGAGATGGACAGAATCTATCAGGTCAATCAGGCTTTCCCTGAGATCTTCTGGGGAAATCTGCTGAGTTGCATTGTCTGGTAATAGACCCTGTATTTTTGAGATGTACTCAGACTTTGATAGAATCATTTATACAGCCTTTATTGATTTATTTAAAGCTAATTTGCAAAGTTGAAACATCAAACTTCACGGTATCACCAGCATATATTACTCGCGGGTTATCTAGAGCGGCGTGCATTAATAGGTTTCCAGTTCCATATTCTCCAGAATCGACAATAGCAATTCCAGAAACCCATCCCCAGTCCACTAACGCGGCAGAACCCTCACCAGCGTCAAACAAAAAGGAATCAGTATTTTTTATTAGCCCACTTCCAGCCGCGTGGTCATCTGCGTGGTAGGTCCATTTTCCATTTCCAGCCGTTGCTGGTACACCAAGGTCTAGCCGTCTGTAACCAGTATCGTTACCATTTGCATCCCCAGAGGGAAGTTCTGGTAGTAAGGTTGCATCATAAGTTCCACCCTTTTGGTAGTGCGAAACTCCAGTATTTGCATCGCTTGGAACACCGCTAGTTAGCGCGATAGCTACATTTAGCGGTTTCGAGAAGGTTTCACCCCTGAAAATGTGGTGTAATAGTCCAGATTCAAGATAATCTGATAAAGCTGCCATAGTTTAACTCCTAGTATTAGTCCTTAAATTGAGGTTTTAAATTATATAGTATTATACACAAAAAAGAGCCACTCCCAAGAAAATGGAAGTGACTCTTTAGAGGTAACGGTGACTATGCTAACTCGTGTTAGAACGAACCAAGGATAACTCGTCTGTTATCCAGTACGCCAAATCCAAGTTCAGCAAAACCGTAGTAACCAGCTCGTTGCTGACGATGAAGCGTAGGATCTTCAAAAATCTCTACATTTTGCTTCATTGGCATGATAAAGCTGTCATTTGCAGCCTGATCGATACCAACAACAAGCTCAAGGTCAGCGGATTGAACAGAACCGCCAAGGCCGTCTGACGCTGAGAAGAAAGTCTGGTATTCTTGACCTTCTCCAAGTTCATCGAGATCATGCAAATTCACACCAAAGATTCGTGTGATTGGAGCACCGCCTTCAGAAGCGGTGTAGATTTCTCGACGGGTTACTTCGTCAATCTGATCAAGACCCCAGTTACGGACATCTTCAAGAGCCTCTGGTGAGACGTAAAGATCAGTAAGACGACCGCGATTAGCCGATCCAGTGTTACCGCCCGCATTTCGTCGCATAACAGTCTGCATCAGGGAAACTAATCGCTTGCTAAACATTCCAGCCGTGGCATCGCCATCGTAGACCAGAATGTTACGATCAACGCCAGCAGCAAGAATAGTATGCCAACCGTCGTCATTCATCTTCTTGACGAAACCGGCTTCTAGAACCTGCATTGCGCGACCAACAATATCCCAACGAGCCTCACGAGCATAACGAAGCAAGTAATCAATACTCGAAGTGATGCTGTAGGTTGGGATCATGACATAATCGCTCTCTACCGCTCGTTCCGGTACGCGACCATGACCCGGATTGGTATAAGCTACGTGCTCACCCTCAAGTCCGGGAGAAATCAAGTCAAGTGGATACTCCGTAGAGGCTCCCGGCTCAACATTGATAGTTTCAAAAATATCACCAAGGATATTTCCGACAAGAACGCCTTTTCGCAAAGGAAGTTCTAATGCTTTAGCGAATTCACGCTGTGCGGCGTATGCGACATTTTGATCGCTATCGCCCGATTTTTTAAGCAACGAAATAAATTCATCGCTTGGTCTTTCTGTAAGTGACATATTATTATCTCCTTTATTTGGGCGATTAAGCGTTATGGGGAAGGTTGACGTATACTTTAGCATACCCATCTGCGTCTTTACGGGACATAAAACGTCCGATGCAGAGAGCGCCCGAAGCACCCGTAAACAGGGTTGCATTAGTTATTGCGCCTGCGGTTGCATCCCCGACGCCTTCACCTACGGCATAGGCTTTTTCGCCAGCCTTCGGTGTGCCTTCGAGGTTGTTCGTAACAACCCAGCCTTTGGTAAGTACTGTGACCTTGCCACCCTTTTGTACCTCGTCCTTGTATTGGTTGAGGTGGGTTCTGGTCAAGTCTTTATCGACAACATCGTTCAGAAGGATGCCGACTGGGACGTCACTTTTGGTCGCTGCTTTATAAATGACAAGGTTTTCGCCCTGATCCATTGCTGCACCAGAAGCTTGACCCTGATCTGCTAGAACAACAACGCCACCACGGGTGACCGCAGTTCCATTGTAGAAAAAGCTGATATCTGTTGATTCTTCATATCTATCTGCTTTAAGAGCCATGATTATAATCTCCTGTTAAATTACTTGTTAAGTACGTGATTTTCTAACCAGCTAGAAACACTAGCTCTGGTTGCTTCCATTTCATCTTCAACTTCGGCTTCGACCAAAGTGGCTTCCGACGTTTCGACTTCTTCGAAAGCTTCCTGAGTAATTTCAGCTTCAGCTTCCTCTTCAGTTTCAGTTTCAGCTTCTTCTGCTTTAACATCATCTTCCTTCTTTTCGTCCTTTTTGTCGTCCTTCTTTTTCTTATCGAACCATTTTGCAACAATGGCGTTGAACGCTTCGTCGCTAAGGGCCGCATAAAGTTCGAGGGACTCTTCAGCTTCTTCGTCTTCAAAGCCAGCCTCAACAAGTGAAGTCTTTCTTTGTTCCGCTTTCTCTTTCAGTCTCATGTCTTCCATTTCTTTCATGGAAACAGCGAGTTCTTCTTGAGATTGAGCCAGAGCATCTTCAAGTTCAGCAACGCGAGCCTGTGTGCTCTTAATGCTTTCTTCTAATTCTGCAATACTTGCATCCTTATCTTGAATTGTGCCTTCAAATGCCTCAATCGTAGAGGCAAATTCATTATCTTTAGCTTCTTCGATTTTTGCTTTAATAGCTTCATTTTCTGCTTTCGAGGCAGTGAGTTCTGCACGAACTTCTTCCAACTGCTTCTCCAAAAGATTATCAGCCATGGTAAAATCTCCTATATTAAAATTAGAGTTGTGATCTACGTCAAACGCGACAGATTTTAAAATTATACTTCTTGGGTTCGCGGGTTTGGCCACCAAGCCTTTACCTGAAAAAGAAATATTCTTTAAGGCTCTACCCACTTTGTAACCTTCATATTCTCCATTTCCTCCATAAGATCTTAGGTGTTTAGTCAGAAATGCTGACTCCTCGTCTCTAGCTAAAATCTTGGCACTTCCTTCTTTGTCAATCAAAGCGTAATCAAAACCAGCAAATAGGCATTCCATAGAAACGTACCATTTGCCATCTTTGATTTCAGCTATAATTTTACTCATTCTTTCTTGATTCTCTAGGCCGGTCCAGCTGTTGTATAAAACAGCCTGAGTTACAATGTCGAACTCGTCCGGCATCTGAGCATCGTCAGCTACGGTCTTCCCGTCTTTACTTAAAACATAGCTCCCGGTAATATGGCCGATGATATCATTTTCATCGTGCATAAAGTTAAATTGTTTATCTTCGGGAGTGTCTCTAGCTTCCCAAGTCGCCTTGGAGAGGAATACATCATCATTCTTATTCCACCCAGTGGAAACCAGTACGGATTCTAAGTAGTATAGATCTATCTGGTCTTTATTCTCCGCTAGGATTTTATCAAGTATTTCTTTGTCTGATATGACATCCTTCGCAGCATTTACGTCGCCCTGATGAAGCGTTGCTTCCGCACAATAGGCGACACTAGCGGTACTTTTGACAAGATCGCCAACTCCATCGTCTATTTCTTTTTGATATATTTTTATAGTCATTTTAAAACCTCAAGACATTATACACAAAAACTGAAAAAAAGTTAAAAAAACACTATTTAACTTAAGTAAAAATCAACATAAATACTGATTATATGCTTTTTGTACGTTTCTACCGTCATCTTCTCTACGGAAACATTTTTAGATGCAAGAATCTTTCTAAAGTCCGATGGTGTGGGTTTGTTGCTAGCTAGTACCTTGTGTATGGCGGGCATGTTCACCTCTTGCATTGGTTCTAGATTCGTTAGAACTGAAAGTTTCAGGTCTTCTAGCTCCTTAAACTCCGCCTTGGTTAGCTGTCTCATGTTGTCCTTGCCCTTTACGCCAAGGTAGGCATCCGATATTTCAGCAACCTTGTCTAGGGCATCAGAAGTCCAAATAAACATTTCTGCAACTCCCGGTTTTGACTTCGGCGTATCCACCCTCTTCTTTCTAGGGCCATCGTCCTGCTTGAATGGGGGCCTCCCATTGTCCTTTTTCGGGTTTGGTTGGTCCGACCGTTTAGATTCTTCGTTTTTCTTATTGATGTCGCCCTGCTTGTCAATCTTCTCCATCTCTTTTTCATGGTTGGCATTGTGAAATGGACTTGCTTTTGGGGGGATCTTTTCAGAATCTCTATCTTTATCCTCTCTTTGTAGTCTGACTTTTTCGACGGCTGGGAT